GGAATCCACCTGTACCAGTTTCAGCACGAAGATCGGCTGTCTGACGTGGGTGTAGGTATGCTGCATATAGTTCGCCGATACGAGGCAAAGCCTTGTTTGTGCGAAGCTCTGTCACAGCCTGACGGATATCAGTTACCATCATCTTGTCAGAGGATGTGATTGTGTTTGTTGATGTTGCTGTTCCACCGTAGATAATGTTAGTACCTGAAGTTAGAACTGATGCTACTACTGCGTCAATAGAATCTGCAGCGTTGTATGCAATGATGTCAGCAAGTGCTGCATCTACATCGTTGAAAGAAGTTAGGTTTAACTTCTTTGTTGTTGTTACGGCTGAGCCGTACTCGTTGAGTGTTACTGTAACCTGGTTTGGGTTACCAAGAGCAATTGAGGATACATCTGATGCTTCTGTCAATGTAGATGTTGCTTGCGCTAGATCTGAATAGATAGAGAATACAACTGATGAACCTGGCATTGCTTGCTGTACTGGCTTCACGTCAGCAATTGAACGCATAACAGGGATTGAACGCAACGCCATACGGACGTATTGGTCATAAGCTGTTTGTACGAGATTGCTAATCGCGGAGGTACCAGTGAGCGTACCTGATGGAACTGCCATCTGATTAGTGCCTTTCGGTTAGTTGGATTAGAGCCCAGACTGTCTTATAATTTCGTCAAGTTCTTCCTTGGAATTAGCTGACATAAGTTTCCGATAAACATCATCACCAGAGTCAGGAGTAATCCCTTGTCCAGTTAATCTATTCATCTTCTGATAAGCGTCTTGCGTTGCTTGATCTACAACAGGCTGGTTTGATTCAGTGGTATCTAGTCCGAATACGTCACCGTTTTCGTCTAGCCACTTAGACAAAGACTCCTCAGTTGGGTCTAAGTCCTGTGGTATGAACGCAGAAATTTTCTTGTTCACACCGCGAGCTTCGAGGACATCCTTAATGGCTCGTTCACGTTGCTGCTTGTTTAAGGTTTCAAACTGTGACTTTAGGTCAGCTAGTTCTTTTTCCTTCTGCTTATTTGCTTTTCGCAGTTGCTTAACGACGTCATTAGATTCAGTTGTTACTTCGTCTTCGTCGTCCTCGTAGTCGTAATTGGACATAGTCCGTCTCCCTTATTAGTTAATCGCAGGCCTCACATAGATTTGGGGAAATCTGTGTGGCTCCCACTCCTGGTAATTATTGTCGCTCTACTGGGCCAGTCGTTCCAGTAGCAGGTTTATTTAGAAAGCGCCAGGACTTGCATTTCTGGCTAGCGCACCTTGTGATAGTCCTGATTGACCACCAAATGTTGCTTGCTCAAGTGCTGTTAGTTTCCTGCGCTTTTGTGCTGCCTCTGCTGCACCTGCTGTACCAAATACTTCAGCAGTAGCTGTTGCTTGGTTGTAAGGTGATTCATTATAAATATTAGATAACACATCACCACGTGGTGCCATTTGTGCTACATCTGCAAAGCCTTGCTGGGCCTGTGCCTTAGTTACACCATAACCTGCAAGTTCTTCAGAACCTGCCATAGTAGTTGAAAGTCCCTGTGCTAATGCTGCTCCACCGATCTCGGCTGCAGCAACCTTACGTTGGATATCCTTGAGTGCGTTCTTAGGATCAAGTGAGTAAGCCAAGATATCGCCATTACCAATACCTGGATAAAATTCTTTAAGAGTCTTTAATACTTCTGGGTTAGACTTAAGAACTCTGTCTTGTGCTGTGATTAAACGCTCTTCAAGTTCAGTTGCAGATACATCTCCACCTAGAAGTTCATCAAAACCAATCTGCTTTCCAGTGGCATCTTTAGCGTAATAACTAGCAGGTAGCCCATAGTTACGCATAACGTTCTGGTATTGATCTTCAAGCTGAATATACTCTGCTGGGCTAAGTGCTGCTAGACCTGCAGCTATGCGCTTATCGTTAGCAGAAAAACGTGTTCTGTACTCAGGTGTCTGAGACAAAGCCAAGCGCAGAGAATCGCCATCTGAAATACCTGATTCAAATAAAGATCTTAAAGGGCCTGCTAAAGATGATAGACCAAGTCTGTTTAATTCAGAAGTAACTGTGTCATAGATTGATTGACGTCTTTCTTGTTTTTCAGCAGCAGCAAGTTTATCTTCTTGTTCTGAACGTAATCTTGCTTTTGCAAGTTCTGCTTCAAGTTCTGCCAAACGAGCATTTGTAGCATCTATTGCTGATGTGTCTGGTTTAGGAGCAGGAGTCTTTGGAGTAACAGGTTTAGCAGGAGGCTTAGGAGTAGGTTGGGAAGGAGTTGGCTTAGGCTTAGGTGCAGGTGCAGGTGCAGGTGCAGGTGCAGGTTTACGAGCCGCTTGCGCTGCTTCCTGTTTTGCTAATGAAGTTTTAATAGCCATTGTTTACCCCATAAATCCAAAGTCTTTGAGGACCTGTGTTAATCCAGATGAGACTACCTCACGAGCATTATCTGTATATTGCCAACGTGGGTCTTTACGAAGGGATTTTTTGAAATCAAAGATTGTCATATTTCCCTTGTCAGTAATAGCGTTAGTAAGAATCGGATCGTTTAGATCAATTTTATCATAAGGAATTTCTAAGATAGCAGCCATACCTTGGCGGTATGGTTGATAGACATCAGCTAAATCATTACCTGCATCCATCAGTTTTCTTACGTTATCTGGCATAGTGTTAGCAGCAATTGCTCGAATACTATTCTTTATTACATCTGGGCTTTCACCATTGTTGAGTCTAACTTTAAAAGATTCAATCTGGCTAGGCATTAAAGTCAAGCCATTGTTTCGTGCTGTTTCTTGTAAATCTTGTATAGATACAAATGTCTTATCTTCTGCACGCTTCTTAAACTCTGGAAGTGCTTGGACTTTCTCTTTAATCCACTGGCTTGTATCGAGCCCTTGGATAGTCTGGCGAACCCCTTTAATTGTCTTAGTCTTAGTAGGATTTGCAGCCTGAGCTTTGATTAAAGCAGGTACGAGTTTTTTAAGTTCTGCTTCTGTGGCATCACGTTGAAGTTCTCTTTGAAAGGTTTGATTGATGTAGTCTTTAGCAGCAGATGGAGATGCAATAGTTACATATGGAGTGTTATCTGCTCCACCTGTTCCCTCTTGTTTATTCTCTAATAAGAAGTCTTTGATAGTAAAGGTATTGCCTCTACCAGTTCTAGCACCTTCTGCTTGTGCATCCATTGCAGCTTGCAGGTAAGCGTCAGCCAAATCCTTATTATATTTACTGGTTGTTTCTTTAAGGCGTCCTGCATCTTTAAGTAACTTAGATAAGGCAAGACGCTCTTGAGCAGACATATTAAATACTTCTAATGCGTAAGGATCTTCTCCTACATTGCTTGTTGTTCCGCCTGCGCCACTTTGCCATCCACCATAGGCACCGGATTGATTGGTTATAACTCCACCACTGGCTGGCAAAGCACCCATATTCCAGTTATTGTAAAATGCAGGTTTTGACATTTTATCTCCTATTAGTTTCTAATTAGCTTTGAGAATAGAGCGAAGTAAGCATCTTCTGCGTTACGGTTTGTTCTTGACAAACGCTCTAGTTCATCTTTAGCGCGTTGCTTGAGTAAGTCTTTGTAGTTATTAGCAGACTCTGTGTTACCAAAGACTGAATCACGTGCATTAATGTATTCATTATATACATTTAACATACCTTCAATTGGTTGACGAATTGCTGGATCAACCTTGACGTTCTTATCTGAAAGCATACGTTCTAAATCAGATAATGCTTTTGTGCGTCTAATAGCACGTTCTGCGCCCTGACCTAGTTCTTCTTGAAGGTTAGGTCTGGCTTTCTTAAATGCTGTAGCCCAACTATCCCATTGTGCTGTTAGGTTACGCTTGCCATAATCGCCAAATGTATTTGCTAACTGCTCTTCGTAGAGATCTTGTTGGTCGTAGTAGAAGGCCTCATCGTAGGCTGTGTTAGCCTGACGCAAGTAATCTCTTACTGTCTTTGATTCTTTTAATCCCATATTCATTAATAGTTTATAGGCATCAAAATCAAATTCACCCTCTTTAGGAATAAAGAAACCAGCAGCTTCTGGGTATTGCTTGATGAGTGCGCTGTTCTTATCAACCCATTGATTGGCTTTTTTATTAGCACTTAGTATTGCAACAACTGTACTCTCTGATTCAGATACTGTGTAAGGCATCTCTTTTGGAAAGAGTCTAATCCACTCTTCCATAGCTTTATCATAACTTCCTGTCTTTTCAACCAAGTTATTAAAGGTTTGTTTAAAGTTTGTCTCACCGTTCTGGCGTACCCACGTAGCAATCTCACTCTTAAGCGTAGTTTGTGGTGATGCTGGTACAACAAATCCAAGAACAAATCTTAAAACCAGTGCTGTAAATGTTGATGCAGCTAACTTATCCTTATATTCTTCTAACTCGCCTGCAGATATAGGAATTTCTTTCTTAGTTATTGGATCAATTTTTGGCTTTAGTCCGTGACCTGTAGCCTCAAGATATGCAATAGCCTTACGAGTTGCTGATGCGTACTGTGAATTACGTTCATCTTTATCCATTGCACCTAAGAATCTATTAATGTGTGCTGGAAATATAGCGCTAACCATTGGCTGATCTTCGCCGTATTGTCCAAGGAAAACTCTTTCAAGTTTATCTAGCCCCGGAACCAGAGCAAAGATACCTTTCATTGAGACTGCAGATATTGGACCGGCAAATGTAGGAAACAGTGAGTCAGGGTTAGCAGATGGCGTAATCATCTTTAGCTTTGCACTAAATTCAATAGGCATTGGTGCTTTGATTGCTTCTTCTTGCCCAAATGCTTCCATTACATTACCTACTGCTTGGTACATTGCAGTAGTTCCTGGGTAGAAGAAGTACTGCTCTCCAGAATCATCTGTCTGTACGAAACCAGAGTGTGAAATGCCATCGTATGTTAGTGATGCACGAGTAAGAACCTCTGGGTTATAGCGTACTGTGCGATAAAAGCGACGATAAAAGTCTTCAGTTGCACGGAAGAAGCGAGAAAGGTTACGTCCTGCCATAGCAAGTTGGCTACGCACTGCAGGATTATCAACATATGCTAATGAGTATTCTTTTGCAAGATCCTCAGCTAAGGTATTGATGTGTTCTTTTGCAGATTTGTAAGCCTTTTCGTAGGCTTCATCTGTTTTGCCGGCAGTAAATTGGTCAATTACTTTCTTACTGTAACCTGAACTATCTAACTGCTTACGGAAACTTACTAATTCATTAAGAACTATAGGCTCACGAGTCCAACGTCCATTGGCCTCACCCATAGCGTTCCAACCTTTTTCAAACAATGATCCAGCAAAGTTGTCTGCATCTGTTACTGGAACCAAAGTTGGACCTGAAATATAAACAGGTGAATTAATTGGGTCATTAGGTAAGTCTGCTAAACGAAGTTCTTTAGTGCTTACCTTTATATAACCATCTGCATCTGTCTTCTTAACTTTACTCAAAAGATCTTTGTTGAGATTACCGTCTGCTCTTGAGAACAAATTATGTACGGCTAGATAAGCACGTTGTGCGTGTGTATATTCATCTGCACCCTTGAAGTATAACTGAAACTTATCACGGTCACGCTGAGGCAGTGACTTAAGATACTTAAACATTTCATTAATTGCCATATCTTCATCTTCAAGATGTTTGATAGCAATACGGCCTAGGTCATCATTAGCCATTACGCCAAGTTGAAATAACCAGCTTACCCTTGCTTGCTCATTAGCAACAGGGTTAAAGTTAGTAAAAGATACATCACCTAAAGAACGCTCATAGGCTTTTCCATCAATTCTGACAGCGTCCATTTTACCAAAACGGTTTACATCATCTGAAATATTCTGGTAGCGTCCACCACCGCGAACTCCATTTTTACCGCCGTCAATTATGTCTCTAAGTAAATTATTTAAGTTTCCGTATTTGGCAACATCTGCAAGAATCTCTGTACCTTCTTGGTCTAACTTATATCCTAGTTTACGACGCAGTAATGCTTCTGCCATAACAGAACGCACTTCATCTTCATTAGATGCTTTAGCCATTTTAATTGAAAACTCTTTAAGTTCGTCAGCAAGAAGAAACTTATTAATAGCACCGAGTTCACCAGCTTCTACATTTAAAAAAACTGTATCTTTAAATTTTTGTAATGCAGAATCTTGTCCTGCAATACCTTTGCTCACACGAACTCTTGTTCCCCAAAGTTTTCCTTTTACTAAATCCCAAGGAGCACGTCCTCGTGCAAGGAAGAACATAGTGTCTTCAATACCATTACGCATAACAAATCGAGGACCAGCAAGAGTTAAGAAAGTCCAGCCAGATGTAACTATATCGGAGTAACGATGGTTAGATACTCCCATAAGTTTAGATATTAAACCTTCACGGGCAGTAAGTCTGTCTAATTGAAGAATAGATGGAACAACCATAGATGAAGATAGTTGGTATGGGAACAAAGCAAGTTGTTCTCCATTAAATTCTGCTGGGTTACCTACTCGTCGTCCGTCTATAACCATATCTGCTGCGTATCGTTTTTCTAAACCTTTACCAGCAAACTCATCCATAAAGCTCTTACCAGTGTCGGTCTTACGTACACCACGTGATGAGAAGATCGTGTTCCAAAGACCTTTAGTAATCTGCATACGCTGACCTTCATCACCTGCAGCAAATACTTCAGCAATAATTTTGCTGTGGTAACGAGAGTTTGTTAAACGAGCAGTACGATAGATCTCATCTACAGCACCTGTTCCCATAACATCAAAGACTGTAGATGTTGGATTAGGTATCTTTGTAAACTTACGAGCAAAGCGATCTAGGCGACCTTGGATCTGTGACATAGGCATACGCAAAGCGCCATCTTTGATAGTTTTCCAACTACCCTTAACACCATCTTCGCCTGTCTCTTTTACAAAGAAACGACCAAGTTGATTTTCTTGTGCGGCAATATCTTCTGAGCGAGTTGTTATGCCAGTTAATACATCTTCAAACTCTGGTGATCCACCATACATTGCTCGGACTAAATTCTGTCCAACTTTATCAATGTTAAGAACTTTATTTCCTGTAGTAAGTGCAGCTATACGAGCCTTACGTCCAGCAGTCAAACGAGGGACAAGTGGAGTTTCCCGTGCTGCTTGTCCTTTAAAAATGCCAATCATATCTGCATTGTTTTGGAAGTATGCTTTAGCAGTATCTGCGTTCTTTACTCCGGCTTTAACAAATTCATCAATAGCAGCAGGACCAAACTCAGGTGCAATTCTACGCAACATAGTTGACGCTTGTTCTGCAGCAACTATATCTTTTGCCTTACGAGCCTTAGATAAAGTTTCTAGTTCAGGACCATATGAGTTAAAGAAGTTAATAACCTTTGGGTTAGTAAAGGCTTCATCTAATTTCTTAGGATCTCCAACAATTTTAAACAATGAGTATTGAGCAACATCGTATGCTTTCTTGGCTTTACCTAAAGCAAGAGTTGGGTCTGCAAACAAACGGTATGCTGTATCTACAGTACCTGATACACCTTTGTATAGGAATCCAGTTCCTTCTAAAAATTCAGGAAGTACTGCATTTGCTACTTGACGACCAGGTGAGTACTTAGCAGCAACTACAGAATCGTAGGCTTTCTGCCACATTGGATCTTCATTTTTAGCAACAAGTCTTGCAATCTGTTTTTCTTGTTCAGTTCCATTTGCAATAAACTCAGATAGAGGCGTACCTTCAGAAACCTTTTGGGCTAATGAGACGTAGTTGCTACCGTATTGTTTGGTAGCTTTATTAATACGTGTCTCGTTGTAGAGTAGTTCACCGTTATCATTAGACTTTTGCCAAGCCTCAGATAGTACAGACCAATTCTTAGGTAAGTAATAGTCAACACTTCCTAATGGAATTTTCTCATTAGCAAGTGCTGCAGTACGGTATGCTCGTGTCATAAAATCTGACACTTCAGTTAATCCTTTAAAGACTGCTTTTACTGGTTCAACAACCGGACGTGATGCATAGTAAAAAGCAGTTCCAAGTGGTCCACGCTTAGGTTCTTCCTCTACGCCAAAGACTTGAGTTAATGACTGTTGTTGATCTGCAGGTAAACCTTGAAATTTTATACGTGCTTCATTAACAGGCATATCAAGCAGATTCTTATGAGAGTCTACAATCTTTGAGAACGTCTCAACCTTGTCTCTTTCTAAAGGTGTAAGACCTGCCTGTGCTGCAGCTATTTGAAGATTCTTTCCTGCCACTACATACCTCGTGCAACCATATTTTGATACAGGATTCCTATTTCACCTGTCTCATCGTATGGTAATAATTTTGCTAAAGTATCAGAATACTTTTCAGTCATTGAGGATTTCATCAATAGTGCATTAGATCCAGCACCTGGTCCCATATCAATACCTGTAGTAATTGGTTCATCTGGACGTTGTGTAGGTGCAAACAATGGTGTTAATGGTGTTTGCTGTGTAGGTTCAGCGCCTGGGTTCTGTCGGCCTGCTGCTCTTAATTCTGTATTTGTAGCACCGCGTACATCAGATGATGACGCTAAAGGAGCACCACTTGCAATTGCTGCAGTCTGTACACCTTCACCGTATGAACTAGATGGTGGTAGGTCTGTACGTGTTGAGAACTTTCCAGGACCGGATACTCCCTTAACTGGGTTCTTGGCTTCATCGAGTGCCATCATTATCCTCCTGTATCGTCTCTAGGTCTGTTGCAAAATCTTCCCACACTTTGTTTAACTCAGTTTCCCGATTAGCGTGGTAAATACTTAATTCAAAAAGTGATTCAAAAAATGTTGTCATTACTTGAGAGATATTAAATATCAACTCTGAGAAGACAACTAAGAAATCTGTAGAGCGTACTGGACGACGCACTTTATTCTTGTCCATCGTCCAGCACCTCCATCAGAATAATATTACTTAGATACTTTCTTGCCTGGTCTTGGTGTTCCAGCGTATGGTTGGTATACCTTTCCGCCTGTTACCTTATCTCCTGCTTTGCTGCCTTCAACTGGCTTAGACATTGGAGCTGGTGCTTGTGTTCCTTTTTTCATATTTCACCTCCCTTATATTTATGCCGCGCCGCCGATTGAGGCGAGCAGTGATGCAATATCTGGTCTTCCTTGAGGTGGTTGTGGACCACCAGGAGCAGGGGCCGCACCGCCAGTTTCATCTGGAGTTGGCTGCGAGGCAGAAGCGGGGGCCATACCTGCACCTAGTTCGGCAGGCATACCTAACGGAGCCTGCGGTTGTGGGATGGGCGCAAAGGCCTTCTCCACAATAGTTTCGATCTGCATACCCTTTTGACGGCCTTTAATTACTTCGGCTATACGGGTAATGATCTGAATAGGATCTTGTCCTTGTGATGTAAGAACAGGTAAGGTCTGTGCATACTGTGCAACAGCAGTGCGTAATGAGTCACGCATCTCTTCAATGTCAACTTTTTGTTCTTCTTGTGTAACGTTAATTTCAACTGGCATCTCACGACGTACATAGTCACGTGATACTAACTTGTCAGAGCGCATTTGTAGCAAAGCGATAATGGCACGGTTAGGGTCCATACCAGACATAATTCCGTAACGAACATCTACTGAGTAGTCACCGTTGATAGCCTTGGCAGGTTGGTATCTAAGTGTGTATGGCATACCATCATCCATACCGCGAATTTCTTTAGTGCGATTACCAAAGATTTTCTCATCTACTGCAAAACAGATAGAGATTAAATCTGTAAACAAACGAGCAAACTGTGCTTGTGCTGCTTTAATCTGTGAGTCAAAGCCAGCCTGTAATGCTTGAACACCGCGTCCTGTTACAACGCTTGCCTCAATGTTTCCTGAACGAGACTCTGGATAACGAGCACCGATACGTAGTTCACGCTCTAGTACACCAGACTCTGCAAAGATACCAGGTGGTAGGTCTAGTGGAACGCGACGGATTGACTGCGGATTGGCAGAGCGCATAATTGAATCAGGGCCGATTGCCAACTCTTGCACATCCTGTGGGATGGCTATAGGAGCTTGGATGGACTTTTCGGCGGCCTGAATCTGTAGCACGGCAAATCGAGCACGTGCAAGCTGAACTGCAAGGATGTCGTCAAACTGACCACGTGCCTCGCCATCAATTGATGAACGCATTGCAACTTGTACAAGGCATTTACCGACTGGATTAGGTGTACGTGCAAGGACTAAATCCTTGCGCTCTGGTAGGAAG